TGCTCTATTCTTTTCATCTTAAGTTCTATGTTAGATAGTCTAAGTTCTATTAGTTCTATTCTTAATGTATTATTGGCTACTTGCTTCTTCATTTGAACCTCCTACTGGTGCTACTTGTGTTTCTGCTGGTTGAGATGCACCATTCTCTGCATCCTTCTTATTATCACTTACTAATTCATTTTCTAGACTTGCAGGGAATTCTAATTCTATTAAAAACCCTAGTTGTTCTAGTATCTGTTCTTCAATAAACAGTTGTTCTTCTTCTACACTCTGTTGAAAACTTAGATAACTTATCTTTGCACTTGCCTCTGTGAAGTCTGCAGCATTACCTATAACAATCTTAGGTGTTCCAACTGCTTCATAGAAATAATTATTCAAACTATCAATCCAACTTAATGGATTTAAGTTTGCATTAGGTGCTAGTGCAATTACTTCAAACTCCACAGTACCCTGTGGTATATACATATTTTCTCCTTTCCCTTTTGCAGCATCTACCTTAGCTTTAAATGCAGCTATCTTTGTTGGATCATCTGTATCTAATTTGTATGCAATCATAGGATCTACATTTCTATGCATGACTCTCTGCCAGTCGTCCATAGCTTCATTTCTCATAAGTATAATTTTCTCTACTGCTTCAATAACACTAACTCCATGAAATTCATCTGCAACTCTATTTCTAGGTAAATGGAATATATCTTCAGTTTTAAATTTCTTATGAACTCTCCCTTTACTTTCTTGTTCATATCTTTCTAACATACCTTTCTGATTAACTACAATCTTTATTGTACCTGGATCAAGTGGTTTAAGATTTAACAGATTTCCGTTTTCATCTCTAATAATTTCTAGGAAGGCATCACCACCTATGTTCATTGTTCTTATCGCATTTTCTAATATTGTGTTAAAAGTATCTTTACCAAATCCATGAATATTATCTAGTGTCATCATAGTCATTGGTTCGGCATTATATCCTTTACCTACTGTCCATGTTGCTCTTGCATCTATTGCTGCTCTTAACTCTGGAATTTGTTTATAGTACCCTAGATATTGATTCCATTTCCTGTTTACCCATGTTGTTTCTTTTCCACTCTCTGCACCATCTGTAGTTTCACTTGGCACAGAATAATCTGTTACTGATGTTGCAAGATCACTTGCTTCACTACTTCCTATATCTGTTTGTGGCATTTTATTCTTTTGTTAAGTATTTGATTCTTGCTCCCCCTATTCCATCATCAATATCACCTATCTTAATTTCCATACTATATGTATGTTTTGAACCATCAACTATATGGGCTTGTGCAAATGAACTTATATCTACACTTTCAGTATTGATTACTCCATCTGCAACACTATCATTATCATTAGTTACTGTATTTGATCTAAATAGTTCCCATGTATCTGCGGTATCATCTCCAAAAGCTACTGCTGCAATAATCTCTGAACCTTCTGGTAGGTGGATTGGGGCCCATATCCTTAGATTAGTTTGTTCAGATACTAAACTATTAGCTAATAATCTATACTGGTCTGTATCTGGGTTAACTGCTTGAAAATCTATGCCTGAAATATGATAATATTCTAATCTTCTACCTATATCTATTAGGTTTTGATTATTCTTTTCAAATAGATTGTTTCCAAAATCAAGAGCCATTTAACACCTCGTTTAAATCTGGTAGTTCTCCTTCCGTACGCCTTCCAAATTCTATACTAAAACCTTGTCTCAAACTTGCCTCACCCATATCTAATCCACCTGAAATTATATGTCCTAACAATCTTCCAAACTTATCCACTCTATTCTCTGTAATTCTAACCTCAACTTCCTCACCTAGTATTTGATCTTCTAACCATTCTTTACTTTCTAATCCACCAACTTCATCTTTTTCAGGTGCATCAATGTCAAGAAATCTGACTGGGAAAGAAAAGTCTCTAAATTGAGTCTCTACTCGGATAGTATCTCCATCAGACACCTTGACAACCTTAGCTCTGAAATCCTCTGTAATTTGTTTATGTGGACTTTCAAAATAATGTTCAGGCATCTGACTATTAGTTAGTTCTGGGAATCTTTTAAAATCATGATTATGCACCATTGATAAAATCCACCACCTTCTTATCTCTTAGTAATGCTAAACCAACTAATGCAGCATCTCTTAGTATGTTAATCCTATCTTCAAACTCTATTCTTGTTGTACTACTAGAACTCATATCATATTGTATAACATATATTGCTGCAAGATTAGATGAAACCTCTTTTAGTAATCCTTTAGTATCTGCATTTAATCCAGAGTATGCATCTGAGAAATTGTATCTTGCTATAGAGTTAATCCTACTCTCTATCTGAGTCATGAAGTCATTAACATATGCTTCTGCAACACTTGTACCACTTACATTTGCACCTGCCTTTCTTGCAACTTCTGCTGTAGTTGCGAATATCCCTGTATCAGCCATTCATCTGTTAATGGTAGTAAATACTTAAACCTTTCTCATACACGCACCATGCAGCTCGTATAGCTGCTTCACATATGTGTGAGTACCTTCCATGTATCTTTAAGTTACCATCTTCTGTATATTCAAACTGTATGCTCTGCATTGATCTCTTTAGTTCATCATGGTCTAGTAAGAGTATCTTTTCTTGTTGCATCAAGGATAAAAGGTTAGTATAGAGATCTTCCTTCAATAGTCTCCTTCTCTTATCCTCACGATCAATAGATTTACTTGCATTATTAATACCTTTAACCTTTCTCTTAATGTTATCTACTTTCAGTAGTACATCTAACACGCCAGCACCCAACCCACCATCATCTATATAGATCTTAGAGAACTGGTATATATCTTCTAAAGCTTTGATTTTATCTATAGTATCTGTTATTGCAACTCTTTCTGTAGTTTCCACATAAAACAATCTTAAATTATCTTCACTTAACATCTGAATTATAACAAATGCATTTTCATCTCCTCCATATCTTGCAACATCTACTCCTAAATAGAAATCTCCACGAACTGAGGAAGACATTTCCTTTATTAAACTCCTTTCATCTATCAACTTGGTTGGAAAAAATGCGATCAATTCATCTAGAAAGTTACCAAGAACCTCCTGTTCGTAGGCGAGTTTACTTAGTCTTTTCTTTTGTTGATCTATGAAATCTTGTGGGACTCTAGTACATTCCTCTGCATTTACATGCCATGTCTTAAATGTTTCATCTTGAAAACAATCATAGAAATATCCTCTCTTACCCCAAGGTGTAGATAATAAGATCATCTTCCCCCCAGTAGTTGCTAACATGGGTGCTACTGCAACCCATACTTCTTCAGGAATGAAAGCAGCTTCATCAGCGATCAGTAGATCAATGGTATACCCTCTGATTCCATAACCACTTCTACCAGTTGGAAGACTATAAATTCTTGTACCATTCTTTAACTTAACATGGTGTTTAGTTGGTCTATCTTTACCTGAACTTACTGACTTCTTATCTAATTGAATAAGTGTCTCAAGTATTTTTTCGAATAGAAGGGTTGCTTGCCTATCGACAGAGGCAATAACAAGGACTGTTTTATTTGGATTGTTAAGAGCATACCTGGCAGCCTTATGTGCAATAACAAAACTTTTCCCAACCTGCCTTCCTGCACGGATCGCAATATGTTGAGAGTTATCATCTATTACCTCTTGTTGCCATGTATCAAACTGTATCTTGCCCATTTAACTTATCTCCTGCTAATTTATCAATTCCTACTAAGATAGTACTAAAAATCTCATCATCAAATCCACTACAAAAACCCTTCAACTCTTTAATAAATTCTTTAACATCATTATGAAATAACATATCTCTACCTTGATTATCAATCATTATTTTATCGCTAAGTGTCATTCTTGCAAAATCTACTCCTAAATAGTAATCTCCATCTTCACAACCTCTTTTAGATGCTGTTTTTTTATCCATCTTTATGCATAACTTTCCAAACTACTCTATATCCACTTAACATTTTATCATACTCACTTTTAAGTTTCTTCTGTTTATCTTTAGAATGTTTACATTGAATTAGATATATAGTCTTATTATCTTCATCTAGAATAAATACATCAACAGGGCTATGACTCCCAGCAGACCTAAAACTAATATTACCATCTTTCTTAGCATTATTGACAAGAAGTCTCTCAAAACGGACACCTTTCTCATAATTCTTGTTCATTCCCATTTTGTCTCTTAACTTCATCAAGTATCGTGTGTCGTATGCCGAGCAGTTCCTCTTCGGTTGGCATCTTGAGTGTGATTTTCCTACCATCAGAGATGTGAATTTGATGATTTCTTTGTCTATATTTTCCGTTTCCATTTGGTAAAAACTCTCTTATTTTACTTCTTTCGTCGTTCTTTAGCATGTTCTTCTTGGGGTTCATTTAATTCCATATGTTTTTCAAAATCAATTCCATCTTTTAATTTCTTTACTAAATCAGGATTAGCAATTCTCATATTAGCCTGTTTAATATATTCTTTAGCAGTTCTATCTGAACAACCGTATCTCTCACATATTAAGAATATTAACTTATCCCATACAATATCTCTTTTTTCTTTCTGTGCATTTCTTATAGAATACTCTATACTCTGAATTCTTTTGTCCCTAGCTTGACTTTTATCTTTTGAATCACTTAAATCACTTTGCATAAGTTATATGAGTGTTCTCCCTTTATAAGTTAATCGCATATTTTGAGATTTCTTTAAATGGGTTGCCCTAGGAAGTTAGAATTAGCATAGTAGTAGCAGACTCCAGGCTCGGACATAGTCCGTTAAATGGCTTCTACTCGAGATAACATGTATTAACATACCTATTGCTTCAATCATTTCAATAATAATTAATAATAATCAATTAAGATTACTTTCCTTATTACCTTCTGGAATAGTGTACGGTTATCCTATTATTAATACCACCCACCTTTGTCCCCCCGTTTCCAAGCCTAAGCCTTTATGTTGTCGTAGAGACAGTAGATATATTAATATTTTTTTACTTTAATATACAAGTAATTCAATACATTAATTTTTGAATTAAAACTAAAGGTATTGGTAACTATAAATACTTTATGTGAGTGTCTTATTATCTTAGATAGTAAGGTCAAAGATCTTATTATATTATTAATATTGTTTTTATATTATTTTTAATTTTCTGAGGTCCACACTAAAAAAGAGAAATATAGACTTTAAGAATCGCAAATAGTAATAACAGGA